TTCGTTGAAGTATTACGTGGACGTGGTGGCGACCCGATAGCCCTCAACCTTCTTCCGCCCCAATACACCTCTCCGATCCCTGATCCCAAGAAGTTTGTCTCTGCCTATGAGGTAAGACTCCCCAACATGGGCATTCAATATCTGAAGCCTGAAGATGTGTTGTGGTTCAAGCATCCTCATCCTCTTGACCCGTACCTATCAATGACTCCGATGGAATCAGCAGGTGTGGCCATTGAACTTGAAACTCTTGCAAAGTTCTACAACAGAAACTTCCTCGTCAACGACGGCCGTCCAGGCGGACTTCTCGTAGTTAGAGGCGACATGGACGAAGACGACAAAGACGAACTCAGGTCTCGCTTCCGTGGAAACATCGGCAAGACAGGATCAACAACCGTCATCGCATCTGCCGAAGGAGTTGACTATGTTGACACAGGAGCTTCACCTAGAGACGCTGCATACATTGAGATGCGTCAAATCTCCAAGGAAGAAATCCTTTCCGCTTTCGGCGTTCCCGAGTCAATCATCGGTAACGCATCAGGTAGGACATTCTCAAACGCCGTAGAAGAGACAAGAGTCTTCTGGTTAGAGACAATGCCTCAGCACCTTGAAATGCTTGCGCGTGGACTAGACCCATTGCACCCTGACCTTTATTTCGACTTTGACATCAAAGATGTTCCCGTGCTTCAAATCTCCAAGCAGGAGAAGGAAAGATTCCTAATGCAGGAGTTCGCTAGTGGTCTTATCACCGCCAACGAATACCGAACAGGTACAGGACGCAAACTTGTTGATTCGGAACTAGCTGACGCAATGTTGGCAAGCCCGAACCTCGCTCCAATCGGCAACACCGAGAAGAAGATGGAAGCACCGCCTCAGCCAGGGATGATGGGGCCACCACCAGCCGGCGAAGCACAAGAACCTGGACAAGAAGCAGTCATGGGTGATCAAGCAGAACAAGTACCTCTCGAAGAAGGCGTTACCACTCCTGATCAAGGAGTAGCCGCAGACACAATGCTTTCAGCATCGTCTTCAATCGGCACATGGGGAACAAAGCAAGCTCCAGAGAACAACGCTGAAGATGGTTGGGATACCAAGGAACTTGACGACGCAGATAGGTGGGCCGAGATTCTTGACTCAAACCTAGAACGGTTCTTTGATCGCCAGCAACGGGTTGTGATGGAGAAATCTGATGGAGCGAAAGCAAAGAAGTCTCTACTCGCAGGAACACTCACAGCAGCAATGATCTTTGATTTAGATGTCTGGAACAAGCAGATGCGCGACGACATCAGACCACTCGTCAAGGCTGTTGTTGAAGATGCAATGCGTACCGCCAATGAGCGCACAGGGATGCCAATGGATACTTCAGAAGAAGAAGTGGATCAGTACATCAATGAACAAATGGCTCGCATAGAGAAGACGAACAATACGACTAGTGACGAAATCACAGCAGCAATTGTTGTCGCAATGGCTATGGCTGAAGAAGACAAAGAAGAAGGCGCACCAGCCCTCAAGTCTGCTTTGGTAGCCACTTTCGTTCACCTCCTTGCCAAGAGGAAGAGGCTTATTGCTGAACACGAATCACAGACTGCTTACAACGCAGGAATGTGGTTTGCAGGCAAACAAGCAGGTGCAGCAAACAAGACATGGGTAACTCGCAAGGACACGAGCGTAAGGGCCACCCACAGAGAACTACAAGGCAAGAGCATCCCTCTTGGTGACGGATTTACCGTAGGTAGAGAGTCACTTCGTTTCCCTGGCGACCCACTAGCCCCAGCAGGGCTGACAATTAACTGTCGATGCAGGCTTAGGTTTAGCATCTCCTAGTAGGAGACGTTAACCCTTAATGTTGCGGCTTCGGCGCGCAGTTCGTCAATGACCAAGTAGAGACTTTCATTCTCTGCGATAAGAGCTGGAAGATCACGGACAATCAACGTTTCGCGATAAATCCACCTGTGTGAATAGTCGCTCTCCATCATGTTGCGAAGATTCTCCTTCGCTCTTTCAGATGCCTTCACCAGTCTTGACCCGAAGCGTTTCTGGCTTGAACATAACGAAGCCCGAACCATTCAGCGACGTTTGCTACGACACCGTTTCCACACATGCGGTAACGATGAGTGTCAGCCATCTTGACTTCTGTTCCATCTTCTTGGATTCCTACTGAAGTCCAACCTTCGTCCCAGCCCATAAGAAGTTCACACTCCAAAGGTGTAAGGCGCCTCACTACGAGATTTGTGTCTTGTCCTGTCATTTCTTGTCCTCCTGAGAACACTTGTAGATGATTGCTATCTACGGATTGATTATTGATTTGCATCTTTGTACCCATGTCGGTGGTCAAAGTTCCTACTGGGCGATCACTAATCAGAATGTGGGGTCGTACGCTACCGCCTTGCCCTGCTCTGATTGTGTTTGCAACTCCTTCTTCGCCTTGCTCTGCGGTCATTCCGCCTTCCCTTCCTCTGAAAGAAACAGACCATACGCCTTCAGTTATTTCGTTTGTATCGTTTGAAGGAATGGTTACTTCGTATCCGACTACGTGCATATCGTGTCCGTGCATCGCATTGAGAGTAAACGACTGACCATCCTCGGATACTACGGTGTTTCCTTTACTGCCTTGAAAGTTGAGCATCTGCACACGCTGCATAACGGACTGAGGCTGTCCTCCACCCGATGGCGAGCCACTAGTGAGAGTGAACGCCATGTCAGAGGAGAACTTTGGAGTCTGTTCCGTAGTGAAAGCGATGGCCTGTGGTTGCTCCGACTCAACAGCCGAGGAGACAACGGCATGAGATGACTTTGATGCTCCAGCGCGCAGTGAGTTCTTCACGCCACTTTCGGCCCAGTTCTCTTCCCTCATTGACATTGGCTCAAACAACAACGGATCTTCATAGGCAATAAAGTCCGAACTGTCTCGACCAATCCTAAGCGTTCTGTGAACACCACTATCATCAATCTTCTGGTTGTACCCGTCGTACTCCCATACCGTCGGTTCGTCAGTCATTGTGCATTTCCTGAACTACCGCATTCGTGGAATTGTGCTGACCTTGCCATCCATGCCCGAAACCACGCAACGTCGCAGCAATCTGTGATCCGTCAACCTGACATGGAACCTCAGCCTGGACGATAAATATCTGAGCATGATGAGACTGCGGTGAAGGCTGAAGCGCATTGACACACAGACCTATCTCCGTCTCGGTTGCCGAGAAAGTGTTTGCCTTAGCATCCTCACGGATTGAGTAGGCAACAGGATTATCGGGTCTCTTCGTCATCTCTGCTCACTATGTCATGCGCAATCAACGGGACATTATTTCCACCAGTACCCATCCGTGCAAGCAGTGCAGGGAACACATCAGGGTAGATACGAAAGTCGTCAGTCCTTTGACCCTCGAAACAAACAACGTATCCGACGGCGTGTGATCCAGTTGTGTCCAATGTGTACATCGGATCCCCAACTTCGCCTACATTCAACCCGTTTGCTTTGGTATTAGCAGTCCTGAGAGGAATTACTGATTCGGCGTGGTCGTTCATTCTTGATCCTGTACAACAAAGTTGGTGTTGTGCATACCATTCTCGGCATTCAACGACCCTGCATAACCAGGCATAATCCTAACTTCATCACGTTGATTCTGCTGAAACAGTACTGGAGTCTCATTGGTGTCGTACATGATTGCGTGTCCGCCACCCTCGGCGCGAAGCGTTGGGAAAGCCGATGTAGAAGCCTGATGATCAAGCCCTTGTGTGTGAGAGAAACCAATCGCCTTGAAAGCTTCTTCCTGAACGACGAGGTTCTCGCCCCTGCTTGAAGGAACACCACCATCGCCACCACTCCTGAGACAAGCAGCAACTTCAACATCGGCAGTCTTTGTGTGTCCAAGAATTAGCGTCTCTGATCCTCCACCAATATCTCCACCATTAGCACGGAGAGTGCCAATGCCTTCGCCGTACTGAGCAAACTTTGTCTGCGTGAAAGGAATCTCTCCGTTGTGAACAGCAAGAACAGTCGCCCGTGAATCCCCACCATTATCAAATGCGTTCAGGGTCGGACTGACGAGTTGCTCTTTCCACGAATCATCATCCCTGTCAGAACTCGCCCTCTTAGATTTCACCCAGCTTCGGGTGTCTCCGTCGGTTCGTCCGGCTCGGTCGCTGCCAGCGTCGTCAGAGCGGTCCTGAGAGGCTCCGGAAGCTCTCGTCCCCGTCTCTCGGCTCGTCTGATGATTCCCTTGGCCGCTCTGGCGCTCAAGCAGTAACGGCGCAAGCCCTCGTGCCACGGTTCCAGAACATCCGACAACGTAGATACGACGGCGTCGTTGGGGAACTCCGAAACGCTGGGCATCGGCAATACGCCAGATGGCTGTCCGCTTTGGTCCCACCAGGACGCCGGACTTGGCCCACTTCTGCTTAGGGGGCAACTCAACGAGTGCTCCTGTGATTCCCCACAGCACGGCAGCAAAGTCGGCTCCGTTGTTACTAGATAAGGCGCCCGGGACGTTCTCCCAGAAGATATCCGCCCCGATTTCGTCAGCGATACGACACTGTTCCCAGAAGAGTCCAGATCTTGACCCATCAAGTCCCTTACGACGTCCGGCAACGGAGAGGTCTTGACAAGGACTTCCTCCTGCCACAATGTCTGGTCGTTGAATGTTGTCTGTGATGAGTCGCTCACGAGTTACCTCTCTTACGTCGTTGTATATGTATGTGTCTGGCCAATGTTTCCTAAGCACCATTCGTGCTTTGGGGTCGATTTCGCAAAGTGCGACAACCTCCATCCCGGCGCGTTCAAGGCCGAGATCGAGACCGCCGGCTCCACTGAACAGAGACAGAACCTTGATTCTTGTCACGATTACTCCTTAGTTACATAAGCCCGATACGGACAAACAGAGACTAGCAGTTGAAGGTGCCTTAGGAGGGCATTTCGTCTAGTAGATAATCGCGTATTCCTACCACACTCCGATTTCCTCTAGTGGTCGCTAATGGAGTATCTTCGACGTATGGCCGGACGGAACGAAACACAAGGTGAAGAGATATTCCCTGGAGTGACACTCTTCTCCGCAGGTCGTGAACCCTGCATTATTTGTGGTCACCCAACAGGTGATTGTGCATCGCATTTCAATGATGAACCACCTCTTGCTGCTCCTAGGATTCAGTTCGGCGAAATAGTGAAGAAGGGGACAGAAGACGATCCTGAGATACGTGTTGAACACGACATCTTCAAGGATGTTCAACTTACTTCTATGACGAAGACCAGGGTTCTAGTAGCTAGAGCCGGAACATTTATCACCAAATCGAAAGCCCAGGAACTGGGTCTCATCTAACAAACAACAACTACAGAAAGAACCACAAGATGGCAATCTCAAAGGACTTCGTGTCCACCTACACAAATAAACAAGCACCATGGGGTTTCGGAGGACTCGGCGAAATCGTGTATCTGCGTACTTATTCACGTGAAGTAGAAGGTCGCAAAGAAACATGGCCTGAAACAATTGAACGTTGCATCAACGGCGCAATCAGTATCGGCGCTGCACTCACAGACGAAGAAGCAGAATCGCTCTTTGATCACATCTTCAATCTTCGCTGCTCATTATCTGGTCGTGCCCTCTGGCAGTTAGGTACACCACTTGTTGACAGGTTCAACGGAACAAGCCTCAACAACTGTTACTTCGTAAACGTTGAGAAAGTTGAAGACTTTGAACTCATCTTTGACTACCTAATGTTGGGTGGCGGTGTTGGATACTCAGTAGAACGCGCCCGTATTCACGAACTTCCAAAGGTTAAGACAGGCGTAGTAATCAACCACGAACGCACAAATGATGCAGACATCATTGTTCCTGACAGTCGTCAAGGCTGGCGCAGGCTTCTTCACGCCGTACTGAAGTCATACTTCTACACAGGCAAATCTTTCGACTACTCCACAATTCTCATTCGTGAGTTTGGTGCGCCTCTGAAGACTTTCGGTGGTACAGCATCTGGCCCAGGAGCATTGATTGACGGTGTTGTTGACATCTGCAAAGTAATGGATGCTCGCGCTGGAAAGAAACTTCGCTCAGTAGACGTTCTTGATATCTGCAACATCATCGGACGAATTGTTATCTCTGGATCATCTCGCCGTTCGGCTCAAATCGCTATTGGCGACCCTGACGACGTGTTGTTCCTTCGCGCAAAGAACTGGTCTTCAGGAACGGTTCCAGCGTGGCGAGCCAACTCAAACAACTCCGTCTATGCAGACTCCTACGATCACATCATGTCGGAACTTTGGAAAGGCTACGACGGCTCTGGAGAACCATACGGTCTTATTAACCGTGGCCTTGCTCGCAAGGTGGGACGTCTCGGAGAGAAGAACCCGGATCCAACCATTGACGGTTTCAACCCCTGCGCCGAGATTGGTCTTGCCGACGGAGAATCTTGCAACCTTGCAACAATCTTCCTGCCAAACATCACCTCCTACGAGCAAATGACGGAAGTCAGCAGGCTTCTGTACAAAGTTCAGAAGTCAATCACATCTATGGAGTACCCATACGAGAAGACCACCAAAGCAGTTCAGAAGAATCGCCGGCTTGGTCAGTCCGTTACGGGAATCCTTCAATGTTCCGAAGAGCAAATCTCTTGGCTGTCTAAGGCTTACGAAGAACTCAAGGAATACGACATCTGGTGGTCGCAACAGAACGGCATCACCCCGTCTATTCGTCTGACCACCGTACAGCCCTCTGGAACGCTCTCTCTGCTCCCAGGAGTGACACCGGGCATCCATCCTGCATTCGCCCGTTACTACATCAGGCGAGTGCGTTTCGGTGCTGCTGATCCACTCATTGAGAAGTGTCGCAAGCGTGGATATAAAGTTGTCCCAGAAGTCGGTCTTGACGGCAGGGAAGATCACAGTCGTTGGGTTGTGGAGTTCCCATGCGAATCACCTGAAGGCTCAATCCTCGCCGCTGACATGACAGCCGTAGAACAGCTTGAATGGGTGAAGAAGATGCAAACAGACTGGGCCGACAACGCCGTTTCTGTCACCGTCTACTATCGCAAGGAAGAACTCTCCCTCATTAAAGAGTGGCTTGAGAAGAACTACGACAACGCTGTAAAGAGCGTCTCGTTCCTCCTCCACGCCGATCACAACTTCCCACTTCCTCCATACGAGGAAATTGACAAGGAAACCTACGAGAAGCTCCTTGGAAAGGTTGACTTCACGGTTGCCCTCCAGGACACCGTCGGATTCGACCTTCTTGACATGGATGATTGTTCAACAGGGGCTTGTCCAGTCCGTTAACAGGCCGTATATTCGTGGGTATGGGATTCAGCAACCTACCCACGAAGAAAGCCTCAGATGCCTTGCGCCTTGCCTCTGTTCTCGTTTCTAGACGAGGGCATTGCAAAGGAACCATAAGGAACCCAGACGACGAATCAGTAAGTGCTACTGGCGCAGTTCTTTCAGCATGTGGCATACCTTGGGCTTCCCTAACGGACGATGAAGAGGAAATGTTCAACCTGTTACCTCAGTCAAACAGATCACACGCGCTTCTAGCTTTGGAATGCCTAGAGGCATCTGTTGACGATCTCTACGCATGGGAAGATAGCCCTAGCGTCAGGACTTCTCACGTCGTGAAACTTCTTATTGACTGCGCCGACAGACTCGCAATAGTCACCCATAAATAAGAAATTACACTGCGTCTATTATTAGATGCACTCTGTCTTGCTGACCCTTGTTCTCAACGCTGTGGTATCTACCCACATTGTCAATAATCCAGACTTCCCCGGCTTGAAGGTTTCTTACTTCGTCTTCAACGGTAAACAGGCATTGTTCGTTCGTTATTACGGGGACATGAATGCGATGCGTCTTTGCAGTAAGTGGGCCTCTATCTCTGTGCCTTCCTATAACCGACCCAGAACGCAACCTTGTGAGCATCGCTTGCTTGATACTGAGTACTCCTAGAGATTCGCTAACCAGATTCATAACAGAATCCATGTACGGATTGAAGATCTCGTATTTCTCGTGAACGATATTGGAATTGATGTTCTGCGCAAGATCATAGATCAGAGGGATTGTGTCTGTTCGCTCAGCAGCGGCACCACCCCTGAGCCTTCTCTCCTTATACTCCGTCCAGTCGTCTTCCGACAACAGAGATACTTGAGCAAGAAGAGAACCGAAAGACGGGGCCTCACCTACGAACTTGAAGCTTTCTGATTCCTTCATAATCAATTGTCCCATACATAGAAAGAACCCCCCGCCATTTCTGACGAGGGGTCCTTCCAGCCCGTTAAGGCAGTGCTGTTATCAGGCTTCTGGAGCGCTGTCGAATGCAATCTTGACGAATGCTTCTGGACGCTTAACCGCAAGTGCGAGACGCTGTTCGGCGAGAACCACGATTGCGTTACGAACGAAGAAGTCTGCATGCTGTTCGCTGATGCGAATGCTTGCTTGTTCACGGTCGTACAACTGTGCTGCTGTACCGAATGCACCAACAAGTGCTTCGCCTTCTGGAATTGCAGGGGTGTCGATGACTGGCATGCGCCAGATACGAGCCTCTGAACCGAGTTGCATTGAAACTGCCATGAGGTATGTACCTTGGGTGTTCTTTGTCAATTCGATATCTTCCCAGTCGTTCGGGTGAAGAACAACGCCAGTTGGCTCGTAGTAAGCCAAGAATGCCAAGGTGGCGGCGCGACGAATCGCATCAGCCTTGGTATCAAGTACTGGAGTGTTTGCACCGTCTGACCAGTTGTATTCCTGAACGCCAGGTGTGTTGAGCACGCCGAGAAGGTTCTCGCCTGTGCCGTCACCCTGAAGGATTTGGAAATCTTCTTGAAGACGGAGACCGTACATGAGCTCGTTGTCGATGATTGAACGCAATTGTGGTTCGTCAGCGAGAACGTTGCGGTGTGCAGCTTCCCAGTGAGCCAATGTGCGTACTGGAGCCTGATGACCCTCGAACACCATTGACGATTGTGGCTTAGCGGCGAAGTTGTTACCTGAACGCTGAGCTACTGGACCTGCGTTGTTTACCGCAGTTGTACCTGGAGTGGTAAATCCGATTTGGCGGAAGTACTCAATCACGGCTGCTGTGGTTGTACGTGCTGGGAACAGGTCGCGGACGCGCTTTGTACGCATTGGTGGGATCACCATTGCGTCACGTTCACGGGTTCCGAAGCCGAGGAATGACAAGCCAGATGTGTCTACAAGGCTGCTGTAAACATCCTTCTGACCGTACTGACCGGTGAGGTCTCCGCTGTTGAGCATGAATGGTGAAGGCATGTTTGCGCCGTTCTTACCACCTTGGAGGGACTTGAACTCTGCTGAGTCCAAGAACATTTGTCCGAGGCTCTTGTAGCCGCTCTGCTTTGCGAACTCACGGCCAGCTGCTGCAACTGCTGCAACTGATTCGTTCAATGGTTCGTCTGACCAGCTCTTTACTGAGCCCATTGACTCAAGACCCTCAATGAGGCCCTTGATGTCTTTGATGTCGCGCATGTTCTTGTCGAATGCGCTCTTCTGATCTGTGGAGACTACGACTGTGCCGTCTTCTACTTTGAATGAGTCTGCGATTGCCTTATTATCGGCCATCTTTACTCGGAGAGCTTCTTGTAGCTCGTTGATCCTTGCCTTGTCGGTCATGGGTGCTTGTTCCTTCTCTTGTGAGAGTTGATGATTGGATTTGTGACGGACCACTTTGGCTCAGGTCAGCACCCAGCCCCTAGTTGTCTTGACTCAGACAGTAGCAAGATAAGTACTCTGTCTAGTGGAAGGGTGCTATCTATTTCTTGACCATCGGATAGGGGATGGATTCAACACCAGATACGGGGATGTCAGCCACTACGCCTTTACCCATCTTCTTCAAGCTCTTCTGCATCAGTTTGTAGTAAGCAACGATGTCTTTGTTCGTTTCGTCAACGTCAGAATCCTCAATAGAAACGCCTGAAATTGCTGCTCTATAGATCATTTGTCGGGTCTCTGAAGACAGAGCAGGCTCGTCACCTAAGCGATCGTAGAGTTTGCCCGTTGGCACAACAACATCGCTTTGAGCGACTGTTCGTCCGCCTGAAAGATGGTGGCACATTGTTGTTGAATAGAAGTTGTCATCGTCAGCAGTAAGCGGGATTGGTGTCTGGTTGTCTTCCGTGGCAGGAACATCTGGCTTTGTGATCAACTGAGGCATGGACGAAAGTTTCCCGCCTGCATCGGCCTTGGTTGATGGCTGTTCAGGGATCAGACCAGCTTTCCTTGGTGGGACAACACCCGTAGTGAGTATCACTGCGTTCTGTGCTTGCAACTCTGTCTCAAGAGCTTTCTTGGCGAGTTCACCCTCAACAAGTGAAGCATGAGCCTGATAGGCGGCTTCTTCTCCGTGTCGGTCAAACCCACGTCCTGTAGCGGCATGACCGAAAGCGTCATGGATAGCCCGGAATCTGTCGCTTTGCTCATCGTCCCACAATGGGTGTTTCTCGTCCGGTGTAGTCCGTTTGACTTTGAGGGTCTTGTTCATCTCAATGTCGTCAATCATCTCTAGATGACTTCTGTACGGGTCGTTATCTACGAACTCAACATTGATGCCCATGTCCTTGGTGAGGACTTCATACAGACGATCAGTTTCCGCTCTTAAATCTTCGTATGCCTGTTCGGCTTCCTTGGAGACGACTTCCATCTTCTCGTACGCAGCAGCAAGTTCCTGCCTTCTTTCCTCGGTAACAGCCTTAACCTTTGAGTAATCCACTCCACCAGGGAGAGCCTCAGCCAGAGCCTTTGCTGGTTCGGCGATTACTGAGTCAAATCCTTCAATCTTGGCGGTGCGTATCTTGCGATCAGCAATTCGCTTGGATGCGATGAACTTTGCTTTGCCTTCTTCGGCGAAGTAGTTAACATCTTCATACTTCTGCACGGAACTCTGGGCTGCTTTAGCCAGAATCTGCTTCCATGCTTCTTGGTCATGAACGACAAGAATGCCATCTTTGTAGGCCGCGATTGTGTATGGATTGTTGTGATCCTCGTTGTTTACAATTTCAAGATCATCGTAAACACCATTCTGGAGACCATGCAATACGGCTCTCGCCACATCAATGTGTGTATCAATAACAACTGATGGAGGAACCCCTCGACCTGTCTCTTTCATTCTTCTTTCAGCTTCAGAAACAGCCATGGAGATGGGAACATCGGCGATTCTTCCCTTGATGGTGTACCCATTGTCCCTGAGAGCGTTCATTCTTTCAGCAAATGCCTTTGGGCCTCCGTCGCCAGTGCTGTCAACCACAACATGGAAGCCTTCTTCAGCGGCTCTCTTGATTGCAAGTTTCTGAATATATGTTGATTCCGAATGAACGAGCTCCGCTGCCTGCAACGGATCCATTCCTCTCTCCTGTAATTCTTTAACAAGAGTGTCAAACTCGGGAAGCATGTGCTTGATTTCATCAGCATCAAGATGAACGGCCTCACTACCGCGTTGAGGTGTGTCAAAGAAGCCACCCTGCCTAAGGAAAGTCTTTCCGCTTGCTGGTCCACCACCCATCATCCATGCCATCGGCTTGTCGCTCCTACGAGGAGACCACTTACCATTACCAAACATGATTGACTCAATAATTGAATCATGAAGAGCTTGCCTCTCGGGAGTTATCATCCCCGACCCAAGACCAAAGTGCTCAAACGTGCTTGTCATCTTTCCGTTCGGTTGTATCAAATCTTCTACTGATGCGCCTTTATGCTCACCAGCAGGGGTTGGAGCGTGAGGGAAATTACGCTGTGTCTCAACCAGTTTGTAATGGCTCTTCCTTGATGGAAGTAATCCTCTCAACCTTGAAGATGCCAAAGATCCAGGAACGTCTTGTGTGATGTCTGGTACGAAGATATTCTTCTCTGGTTCACCATCCCTAAGTTCATTGATGGTGTCTTCAATCCTTGCCGAGATTCCTCGTGCAATTCCCCTACTCTCGCGCCCTGTAGAACCTTCGGAAGAAACAACACGCACCCTTGACTTTGGTTTCCTACCGCGAACACGTGATCCAGCATTTCTGACAGCATCGGCTACATCGGTTGCGAACCCAACGAAACGACGCTTTAACGGTTCGTTCTCATCAATCCAACCATCACGATCGGCATCACGAGGGAGAGCCTTTGTTGAAGCCTCATCTGGATTTCTGATACCACTACAAACCGAAACAAACAAGTCTCCGTTGTCCATAACGGTAAAGTTCTTCTTCTTGCGTTCTGATTTCTTATCAAGCCATTCCGACATCTTTGCCCAACCATCTGCCTCAGGAACGGGATACCCTAGATTCTGCGCAGATCGGGTCTCTGCGACCATCTCAAAGTTGTTCGTATTTGCATAAGGACTTACTTGTGAGCGGAAACCAGAGTTGTCTATTGTTGCAACTTCTTCATCGGAAAGTCCGTCAAACGGTCTTGACGCCCACAAATCGTCTATTGCTTGATAGTTATCGGTCATAAATAACTGTCTTGCGAGAAGACGAGCCTCTGTCGTGGACATACCTTCGGCGACAAGCTTGGCCTCTATTTCATTGATTGCATCACTTGTCTCTCGTGGAGAAAGACCATTCATTTCCCCTACTTTGTCAACACCATCAAACCCAATCTTGAAACCGATATCTTCAAATGACTTAGAGAAATGCAGAACATGACTCCATTCGTGAGTGGAAATATAAGCGCCGTACATCTCGTCAATCTCTGATCCTGGCATCCCTTTCTTCAATGCGTCCCTCACAACCGCATCACACCAGCCATCGGTGGCTTTGGGGTTAGCAGGGATGTTCTTCGCTGCCCCTCTACCTACTGTCGGATTGATGTCAATATAGCCACCAAGCTTTCCGTTACGAACCATAACTCCAGCAAGACCGATATAGCCACCAATACGATTATTGTGAATCATTCTGCCAGTTGAAGACAACACCAACATTCCGTCGGCATACTTCTTGTTGTTCATTCCTTCATGTAATAATCCGATAACAACACCACGCAAGGTTGCTGGGATTTCTCCGTCTGTCTCTTCAATATCAAAGTCAAACTCAACGAGCTTCTTGAACACTTTCTTCAGTGCTTTGTGGGCCTGTTTCTCTGTCTTTATCTCGCCAAACCTTTGCTCAACGGTTTCTTTCATCTTTGCGTAATTAGCAATAATGTTTGCTGGATCAGATTCAACACGTTTCTTCTCGTCGTTATCTCCACCAAGAGGCATCAGAGCGGCGCGGCGTCCTATCTCACCAACCGCCCTTGTTGGTGCCGGCATCTCTCGAGTTTCGCCATCATAAACAACACCATCTCCATCGCCATCTAATGGAATAGCACTAGAAGCATTTCTGGGAATCTTTGGCAAAGCCTTTGTTTCGCTTGAATCCCTCCACGGATGTTCTTTCTTGAGGAGGTCATTATCGGCGACATATTTCGGGTTATCAGGTCTTCCAGAAGAGAGCATCTTGAGATACGCCTCAACTCTCATCTCTCCCCATTTCGATCTATTTCCAAGATCGGGTCGGTTGAGTGAATCAAAGGCGGCAATACCGCGCCTCATGACGGACTTCAGTTCTGAGGCGGAAGCAAACGACCATTGAGGCATTCCAACGGAACGCATCATGACATTGTGTTCTCTTGCGGTAACAATCAGCGACTTGGTCACATCTTGATTAATGGATACGGACCCAGCGTTTCGCCTGGTAGTTCTAGACCCACGTAGGGACTTCTTGGTTCCCGAGAAAGAAGTAGACCTTGCTACTTCCCTACGGACAATGCGTTCAATTCTTTGCTGCTCAGTGCGGCTTCGTTCGTTTCTGTATGCACCCTGACCAGTACGGCGATCAAAGGTCACCCCCGTAGTGCAAGGCATCCACACCTGCCTACCCGATGATGTTGTGTACCTACGAATACCTGTACACCCAACCTGTGCAGCCCTCATACGCGCAGCATCGGGGCTGGTGAAAGTGTCGGGATCGCCAACTTCTGGAGAGAAAGGCATAATGCCCTTTCCTCCACCACCCATGTCGCCTGTTATTCCTGGGCCAGAACCGCTAGAAACAATTCCTCCCATGGGGCTTGCTGGCGGGGCAGGAGGAGCAGAAACAATCCCTGCCGATGTGCCCACCATTCCGTAACTTCTCTCGGTGAGTTTCTCCCACCGTTTACGATCAACAAGCCTGCGACGCTTCCTACCTGACGATGAAATCTTCATTTCATTCGCACCTTTGGGAATAGAGAATGGAACCTCAAGGTTGGATCCTGCTGCTTCGGAAATACGAGCAAGTTCTTCTGCGCTTTCGCAGGGCATCCATGAGCCGTCAACTTCGTGAACCCCAGAACAACCAATATTCTTAGCCATCTCAAGAGCATCGTCTTTAGAAACTGATTTCTTCTTATCAGCCATCACACCCACGTACGAATGTACTTCTCCGCAATTCTTGCGTTCTTCCCTGTCATCTCCATTGATGAACACCCAGAGAACCGGTTATTCCAACTGTCAACATAGTCGTAGTAGAACTCTTCGGCTTCCTCTGGATCAAGAGACAAAGAGTTACCGTTCAGTACGCCAAGTTTACTCTTGTACGGCGACCCAGCGGGAGCATGAAATCTCAGCATTCCTCCCCTAAGAGTCATCATTGCAATTGGTTTGTCGTCTGATCCAACATCGGTGTTGTATGCGAAAGCAACCATATCTTTCATAGCGAGTCCTTCATTGCCAGGGCGTTAAGGAAAGCGGCCATTGTTTCCGATTCGGATCCTATAGCCCATTCAGAATCCTCAATCACCAAAGGCCTGAGTAGTGAATCCTTATCCCTGTCAAGAGTGTCAATGATTATCCCCGAGTCAATCTTATTCAACGATGCAGGTTTCAGAATCAAATAAGGGAGATCTAACGGAGCCAAAGAAATAACACCTTGACCGTTGTCGTCCACCAATGATCCAGACATAATCACCATTCTTGCCGTGGGATCGTTGAGATAAGAGTGAACCATCGGCCTATCTGTGCCAAACATTTGTATCTCTTCTTCGTCAGGGTCGTCTGACTTTGATGTGGTTGGCCATGGGGCAACCTTCTCGTACTGCGAGGCAAGGTCGGCAAACTCCATCACTCTCTTTGATTCAACAGCCATGACTAAACCACCGTAGTCCCTGGTACATACTTCTCAGCCTCTTTACCATTTAAGAAAGTGCCGTAAACAGTTATTCCAGCGTTCTTCTCTGTCAGTTGTTCCAGACCTAAATTACTAAGAACACGGTAGTTTCCAGCCGCATCTCTAACGACATGGAACTTGGTATCAGCATTCTCTGAGGCGGCCTTCAATGCGCGCTTCTTTGCCGTACCTACATTAGGCGTCTTCTTCAACCCCTTATCCCCCCAGTACCACCAAACGGAAGACAGATTTGTTGGTATGTCGCCTGGAAGTACAACCAATTCTTCTGTTGGCTTATTGAGAGAAGACTTTGAAGCAACGCTGAATCCATGAAGCGAACTGCTTGAGAAATTAGGCCCAAGCATCTTTCTTGCGCCATCAGGAGACGCAATAAAGAAGTCCTCTACAGGGATGCCATTAATTTCATCAATCCCTTGGTCTTTGTAAATCTTGATGAGGTTCAACCTTCTGTTTGCAGAGTATCCACCATTAAGAACGACACCCTTCATCTTGTCTAGAGTCGCCGCACCATCAGGAAGGAACTCGTAGGTTTCCTTCTTAACCATGTTGCCGACAGATGTCTTAGAAGAAACCGAGTTAATCCTTCCATTATCAGGGTTGATTACGCCGAACGGGCCATCATGGGGACCATGCGCCCACCATCCGATATCTCGCAGCATTGCTTCACCATCAAAGATGACGTCAGTACCACGAGTACTCCATACATCCATATGCTTTCCAGTGGTAGACACAGGAGTCATAAACACTCCCTTTCCACCTCCGGTACCAAGGTCTTCTTGTGCCGATGCGCCGCCGCCGCCGCCGCCGACCGATGTTCCACCAAGACCGAATCCTGCTGTTACCTGATCAGCCTTGCTGAGTACTCCGCCAGAAGTAATCATGCGCGTAATGTTTGCCTCATCAGCGTATGCATTCATCGTCTTAATCATCACATGACCAGATTCTTTAAGACCAGGATTGTTGGTCTGCACTCGAGCCCATGCTTCATCACTAAGCCTGAACCTCATGCGACCCATAGAGTCAAAGTAAGGCTCGAGGTCGTTGACCGTTAGCCCTTGCTCCGAAGCAACTCTTGCTAGCCGCGTTCCGAGTGGTTCTTTCATCTTTGTTGGATCAAACCC